CGTTAGAAACTAAATTAGTCATGGAAACAACACTTGTTGTAAACCCATAACCAAAAATGGCCTTATCACCACCATAGCTAGCAGCGGCTAAACCATATCTTGCTGTTCCGACACCTGTAACATCAGTTGCCACAACACCGACGTTAGAAACTAAATTAGTCATGGAAACAACAACTGACGTAAGCCCATAACCAAAAATAGCCTTAGTCGTGCCGTTATAAGCAGGCGACACCCATGAACCACCGTTGTAATACTCCACAAACCCTGTAGTCGTGTTAAAGCGTTGCATACCCGTTACGCCCGTTGGACGTTGCGCGGTTGTGCCTACAGGCATTTTGAGTGCGCTTGTGCCTTGTACATCTAATGTGCATCCCGTTGCGGCGGCTCCTCCAAGGCCGAGGTTGCCGGAGGAGTCGAGGCGGAGGCGTTCAGTACCACCTGTGCTCCAAGCAAGCGTATCCGCAGCCGGAGACCAAAATCCTGTATTGGTATCGCTAGCCGGCGTGATGCCTGGAAGTGCATCCGTTCCTGCGTAAAATCTTGTGGCGCCAGTCAACGTAATCGTGTCTGTAGTTGCGTCACCAAGGGTTGTGTTGCCATTAGCCGTTAGCGTGGATGACAAGACAACAGCACCGCTAAACGTAACGTTGCTGGATGCGCTTAAGGTTGTAAACGAACCCGCAGCCGCCAATGACTGACCAATGGTGACGCTATTGATCGTCCCCGATCCCGTTAGGTTTCCGCCAAGCGTAAGCGTCTTTCCGCTGCCCACGTTCATGGAAACGCTTGTGCCGTTTGATGCAAAGATTGCATCAATCGTGTCAAGGTTCGTGTTGAGTTTGTTGCCCCATGTGTCGGTGGATGCACCAACTTCGGGTTTAGTCAAACTAAGGTTGGTTGTCGTGGTATCAGCCATTTAAGCCGCCTCTCGATAAGGTGACACTTGAGGTGTCCAAGTTGTTCCTGAAACTGTTTGCGTGGTCCATGATTCGCTGGTAACCATTTGTGGCGTCCATGTGTCGCTTGGGTCTGGTATCGGTGACCACTTCAATGCGCCCGCTGCGCTTACAGCGCTCGTGGCGCCGATAGACACAGACGCCGAAATGGTTGCACCGCCTGATGCAGCAACCGTTGAAACGGCATCAATCGATACGGATGCCACCATAACGATGGTGCCTGCCGCTGTAACGGTTGATTGACCCGCCACAGCAACCGATCCCGCCGCAATGCGTGCACCGCTTGCAGCGACCGTTGATACGCCTTCAATAAGTACAGCACCGCCGCGAATGACGCCAGCGGAAGTGGATACGGTTGACACGGCGTCAATGATTGTTTCGCCATTGCGCTGCACCGATCCTGTTGGCGATACGCTTGACGCAGCACTAATGACAACGGCGCCTTCAACGTAACTCTGTACGCCATAGTTTGCACGCCCATAGTCATTAGCACCGTAACCAATCATTACGCCAACGTAATATCAAAATCGCCAGCGTTGAAACGAAACACATCACCCGTTCCAACGGATTTAGATGCCGTAAGCTGACCAACGGCTAGCATATTGCCTGATGTTGATGCGTCATATAACGCCGTATGCGTAACCGTTCCCCACGATCCTGTGGCGGTGGGAAATTCAACGGCTGATGTATTAGTGGCAGCGTCATTCGTTACCGTAAACGCCATGGATCGACGCAGATAACCGTTACCTGATACTTCGTTGCTTGAACCTGACTCGCCAGGATCAGCGGTAAAAAGGCCAACGTAAATTGTTGCTGGCGCCGTGTAGGCTGATCCGCCAAACACATGAGCCAATACTTTGTTTTCAAGATAGTCACTGAATGAATTAGCCATGGATTACCCCATTGGTTTAGCGCGAACGCGTGGCGTTGTGCCGCTGTAATTGGCACGTTCTTGCTCTAGTTTCATGGCTTCAATGCCACGCTCATAAGCGGCATTCCAAACGGGAATGCGCGAATCATCTTGAAGGTACGGTGCCGATTGAAGCAGTGCGCCATACAAGTACAAGTCAGGATGCTTTGTGAGCAACCAGTTTGTTGTGTTGTTATCAGACAACGCGGCAATCTTGCCGTAGTACGTCATTTGAACTTGCGTCGTATCCGTTCCTGGAGATGGGACAACCTTGAACGTATCGCCAATAATTGTGTAGTAGCGCGGCGTGCCAGCCGCCGAAAAGTAACGCGTATAAAAGTCATCGCTTTGTTCATCGCTCAAAAACTCCAATTTGGTTGGCGTTGTCGTGAGCAACACAAGATTTTCCATTTGCAGGAAATCGGATGGCAGTTGCGTGTATTCGCTATCGAGTGTGGCGTTAGCACGCACAATCATTTGTCGAACGCGTACAGTTCGATTGAATTCGGCTTCCGCCAACGTGATGAAGTCGGCAATGGCAGACGTCAAATCGGACCGATTCAACCAGTCAGCAATCGACGTTTTAAGTTGTGCGTAAGTGCCAAGCGCCATGATCAGGCAGCGTCCTTTTTGCGAAGTTCGGTTTTAAGACCGATTGATGCTCGGTAAGCATCCTCTTGAGGACGGATTGCCCAGGTGTGCTGATGCTTGTATTCCCAGGTTCCAATGTGTCCAATGTGTTTGGACAGGTCATGATCAATATACAACGGAATCTGATTGTCGCGCAATAACTTGCAAAAGTATATGTCTTCGCCCATGTAACCCTTAGCCGCCACATCCCATGGCGTAGCGAACCACGG